AAAAAGCCGGGCTCTGCACTCATTGCGACTCCACGAATGTATTTGCCGTCCATTACATCTCCTTAGGAGATGCGCAGCAAAGCGTTGGTCGAGTCGTTGGTCGGCATGGTCAGCGTCAGCGTGCCTGCAGTGACCGTTTGCGACGAGAAGGTGTATGCCGCAATAGCGCGGTCCGCTTGCGTGTCGTTGTACAGCAGCACGCAGTCCGTCGGGCCAACAGTCACCGTCGTATAAACGATGGACGCCGATGGGGTCCAGTATCCCGTCGTGCCAGAAGTTGTCGGCGGCGTGGCATTCGTCACCGTAACGCCACCAGCGGTATATCCGGTGCCCGTCACTTCGTTAGTGGCCGAATACGCCGTGGTCGACGCATTCACCGTAGCCGTGGTGAGATACAGTGCGGCCTTGATGACATCCGTGGTCGGTGCTGTCAAACTGGTGCGAGACACCAGCGTAACGCTACCAAGTTGATGCGCGCCGAGCATCAACTCGCTCTTGAAGCTGGTGCAGACTGCCTGGGTATTAGCAATGGTAAAATCTCCGTGCGGTTACGATTAAAGATGTGCCCACTTACGACGAACTTTAATGTCCGAAACAGTGGTCTGCGATACCGCATATGCTTTTGCGATATCGCGCTGCTGGCCTGCAGCATTCCTAATTTCCAACACTTGCGCTGCAGTTAGCTTGCTGCGCCCGTGCTTTTCTCCAATCGCCGAACGCCCCTTATCGCGGGCATCCTGCATGTTGTCTGTGCGCGATCCCAGCGACAGGTGGTTTGGGTTAACGCAACGCGGGTTATCACACGAATGCATGACATCTGACGCTGCATCCAACGCGCCGACAAAAAGCTGAAACGAAACTCGGTGGGCGAGACTGTTGCTGCCGCCAATGCTAAACAGCCCATATCCCCGGGGCAGACAAAAAGCTTGCCATTCCCAGCAGCCGGAATCCGTCTTCTTGACCTTTTCCATGAACCGCTGTTCAACCGGCATGGCTTTTCTACCCGCCATTTTGAGTCATCCCGAAAAGTTGGTTTTGAATCGCGGCATCAAGACCCTTCTTGAGCCTGCTGTGGGCACTGCGCTTGACGAGTTCGCCGTCCAGGCGGTATTCCTCGGCAAACGTGATTGCAACGTCGTCTTCGATCCATTCGTGCCGGTACTCCAGCGACGAAATCGGAAGATTCCCTTTGGTGGTGTAGATCAGAGGTTCGTCCACGTCAACTCCTGTAGGTTCCTGACCGCACCGTCGCGGCATAATCACTAAGCAGCTTCATATTCACGGCGTACTGATCCGTGTACGTCTTGACAGTATCTTGCTCGGACTTCATGAATGTGGCCGCTTCAACCAGCGCGCCATACAACAGCGCCGAGTCGAAATTGTCGCCCAGCCACGTCGTGCCTGCCGTGACGATGGATTCTGGGTAGAAGAAATAGTGCAGTTCGACGGTGCTGGCGGATGCCGGCGTCGGAGCCACCTGAAGCGTGTTGTCGTCAAAAACGGCGTAGTATTTCGGCGTGCCTGTGGTTGACGGGTTCGGGTATGCCTCACGCATGAAGCTGACATCTTTCGGAATCAGGTACGAATACTCGCCTGACACCACGACAGCAAACTCATACGGGGCCAAAAAATCACTCGGCAGCGTCAGGTAAGAATTGCTCGCCTGAAACTGGCTTGTTGCGTTCTTGCGCAGCTTCGGCAGCTTGATTGCCTGATAGATGCGGCGTTCGGCATTCTTTACGAACAACGGAACGTTAGCGACGAACGTATCGTCGCTATTCTCCGTCTCCGCGAGTATCGCGTCGTAAAGTTCCGTGTAGTTCACTTCTGGGCCTTGGCCTTCGCGAGATTGCGGCCCATCGACTTCATGTCGGAGTTGACAAGGCCCCCGCCCGCGAAGCCCTTGGTCTTCTTGAACGCTTCAAACTTGCCGCCCTTGGCAAACGGGTTGACCTTCTTGGCACCCTTCATGGCGGGCATTCCGGATTTCTTCATGGCGGTTCCTATCGTGAACTGTCGTAGGTGGTATCTGGGCGCGGATCGCGGATGGCTTGTGGGTCGCGAACCTTGACCTTTCCAATGCGGTACTGCGGGTGGTCCGGTTCATAGCACGACGGACACACCTTGATATTCGTCAGCTTCTCGTTGATGGTCAACTTCTGCATCAGCGCGAGTTTCACACGAAACCCACAACGGTCACAAAAACCGTGCGCATTCTTGCCTGATGCGAATTCGCCGCTCATTACCGTATCGCTGGCACGATCCTCATAGTTACCTTCTCACGGTCTTCCGTCGAAGCTTCGATCCAGGCGCCCTCATACTCGGACTTGAGCATTTCCAGGCGGGCTTCCTGCCCGGGGCGCTTGAGCGCGATCTTATACGCGAGGCCCGAGATTAGGCAAGGGAGAAACCGGGTCGGGATGTCGAAAGTGAGTTCCCCCGACGTGCCGGCATCCTGAATACGGCGCAGGCGCCAGTATTTGAACGTGTACGTATCGTCAGGCGGAACCGGCCACACGGTAATCTGCGGCGTGATTTGCCGATCAACCCAGACCTGAACCGGACGCCCCTGCGTTTCTTTCACCGGGATTGTGGCGTACGTCGCCATCCCGATGCGGGTTATCGCAATATCTGTAGTTGTAGTTCCAGTTGTACTGCTAACAACCATTTCCACAACATCAATGGTATCATCAGGAAGGGCATACGTCGCTACTCCCGTAAGCAGTGGAATTACTGCCTGCTCAACCGTCCAGAGATTGTACCCCCGGTTTGCCCAGTCGATTGCAAGCAGATTGAGACTGCGGCGTGCAGTCTTCATATCGTAGCCCGAGCGCAACTCCAAACCGGCCTGTTCGTAGGCTTCCTCGATTATCTCAACGATATCAAGGTTGAAGGCTGCAGTTCCGCTCGTCGCCATTTAGCGCATCTTCCCTTTACCGATGCCCTTGGTGGCGCATCCGCCGCCACGTACCGAGCCGCCCTTCTTCATCATCGGGGCGCGGCCACCGGGCTGCGAGCGCATCACGTCAATAGGGGGTCGACCCGGCATCTGTCGGGGGCCAGGACCTGTCTGCGGGCGCACAGGCATCGGACCGCCTTGCGACGGGCCTACGGGCGCCATCATCGGGCGCGCACCGGGCGCGGGGGCCGGCAGACTGCGAGACAGCCCGCCAAACGCTAGCTTCTTGACCTTGCCGCCGCACTTCATGCCAGCCGCCTTCTCTGCGTCTTCGACGCGCTTGTTGGTTGCCTTCTTCGGGTTCGCCAGGAACTTCAGCCCGTTGGCAGCGTCAGCAGCCGCCGCTGGCGGGGGCGTAGGAGCAGGCGGCGGCTTCTCGTCCTTCTTGGACTTCTTGCCAAACACCTTATCGAAGAATGACTCAGCCATTTTTGCCAAACCCCTTGCCGCGAACCGCACAACCGGTGCCGCGCACCGAACCACCAGACGCCATCTTCTTCATGGTCGGCGCCGGTTCCTTGCGTTCCTTGCTGGCGTATTCCTTCGGCGAGATGCGCCCAGCCTTGATCGCCTTGGCTTCTTTCAGTTCTTCGGCGTACGATTCCTTGCCAGCAAACATCTTGGTTGCCATGTGCGCTCCTTAGCCGTAGAAGACCGTGATCGCCGTGAGCCCGGCAATCGTCACGTGCACGTCGGTGTTGAACAGAATGCCGTTTTCGGGAATGACCACCGACTGCGTGGCAGCTGCATTGAGCGTCAGGCGCGTCGTACCGCTGGCGCCGCCATCGCGAAACACAGCAGTACCGGTGCCCGTGACAAGCGCGCCCTTGACACGCGACTTACCGGCTACCGCAGTGCCTGTGGCCGTCAGGTACGAGGCAAAGACATCAGAATTCATGAACACCCCTCAGTGGACAAAGGGCCGCACGAAGCGGCCCCTTTTTCGTGCATAGAGCCTACGCCCTACTCGGCATCAGGTGCCTGCGGAGCCCCAGGCGCCCAGGTGATCGCTGTAGCCGAAGCTGTAGCGCTCGCGGGCCTTGTAGCGCGCGTTGCCGGTGTCGAAGTCGCTGTCCATGCCGGTCTTCATCGGCACGCGAACGAAGTGCTTCAGGCCGTTCGGGATGTCCGTCAGGATGAAGTAGCTGTTCGTGTCGGTCAGGTAGTTGTTGACCGTGTAGCCGCCCGAGAAGATGCCATTGGTCTTGATGGCGTTCACATCGTTCGGAGCGAACGTGTTGATCGCCGAGTTCGACGTGCGCAGTTCGGTCTGCAGCAGACGGGTGACGATGAACTGCGAGTTCGGCGGCACAACCAGCTTGCGCGGCTTCGCCACGATCAGCAGGCCGCGTTCGTCTTTCCAGCCGTTGATCTGGATGACAGCGGCTTCCAGCGTGGTTTCGCTGATGTCCGCCGCAGTGCCCAGGTTGCTATTGGTGCCGCCGCTGACCAGCGGGTGCGACGCGCTGAACAGGGGCACACCGTCGCCGCCGTTGACCGAGAAGCCGTTGTTCAGCACCGACGCGGCCTTGACCTGCTTGGTGTACGCCATCGCGCGGGACAGCGCCTTGGTGTAGCGGGCCGACAGGCTGTCGTACAGGTTGTCTTCCACGGCTTCTTCGGTGAGCGAGAAGCCCATCGCAATCGTCTCGTGGTTGTAGCGCGAGATGTACGACTCTTGCGCCGAGTCGTAAGTCAGCGCAGAGCCTTCGGTCTTCACCGGGGCCGACGCAAAACCGGACAGCTTCACTTCTTCTTCAAAGGAGCGGTCCGAGTTTTCGACCTCGTACAGTTCCTTGTGCTGTTCTTCGTAGCGCTTGTATTCCAAGCCGAACAGCGCATTCAGCCCAGGAAGCAGTTCCTTGAGCAGTTGGGCACGTGAAATGGCAGCCATGTCTGTAGCTCCTGATTAAACGGTGGCGCCGGTAGCTTGCCGATAGGCATGCATCCCTGCGTTGAAGGTGACGAACATGGCCGTGTACAACGTGCCTGCCGCATTCAGCGAATCAGGGTCGACGCCGACGATGCGGAACGGCAGGGTAGCGGTGGTCGCCACGCCAGAAATCGCCACGTCGGAAGTGCCCGTGCTGGTGGTGTTCTGCACCATCGCCACGTTCTTGCCCATCGCGTTCGCAACCGTCAGACCCGTCACCACGGTGGTGCCCGACACGTAGACGGCACGGAACACGGCGTCAGGGTCGCTGCAGACGTAGCCGACGGCATCGGATGCGGCAGTGCTCGCGGTCCAGTTGGTACGGAACGTCTTGCCCAGCACCGCATCGGTGTAGCTGCAGCCCAGGAACACGCCCAGGATGCCGCCGCCGTTCAGCAGCGGGGTGGTCGTGCCGGTTTCTTTCGCCAGATACCCAGCCGCATTCAAGCGGACCAGATCACCCGGGCGCAGAGCCGTGGCGTAGCCAGTCTGAATCGGAAACTCCGACTGGGCGTTGGTGTAGGGTCGGCCGCCAAGCAGCTTGACCGGTTGGAACCCGACAGGAGTTGAGTATGCAGGCATTTCGTACCTCTAGAAAGTTTAGGAGCCCTTGCCGAAGGACACCTTGGATTCCCGGTTGTTGAACAACGGCATCCTCGGGTCATTCTCACGCATCAGGTTGTTGTCAACCGACTCGATCTGCTGCGCATTCATCTGTGCGAAGTACGCATTCCGCGAATCCGCCTTCTCTTGCGGAAGCTTGCACAGGATCAGCGCGCCAATTTCGATCAACCCAGAGTTCTTCGCGTCGGGGTTGATACTGGTAGCCAGTTCGGGGTGATCCGCCAGCGGGACGGTGACCCATCCCTCTCGCATGTACCGCCCGAAGTTGTTCACGTCCTGATCGCCGCCAATCGACTTGCGAACGTACCGATAGTGCCACCCAGGCGGCGCCTTCGGCATCGGAAGCGCGTCAGCCGGCGCCCACTGATACTTGCGGAAGTCTTCGGGGTTTCGCTCCTGAAGGCCGCGTTGTTCCGCATCGCGCGTCGGGCGAACGGTTGCAGTTGCTTCAGCCATTGCGATTCTCCAATTTGACTTTCTCCGCAGCGAACTGCTCGGGCGTGACGCCGAGACGGCGTGCCAAAGCAACTTCAGTTGACGACAGGGTGACTTTTCGGCGTCCGTTCACCGTGCGCGAAGCAGGTGCCACAGGACTCGTGCGGGGTGAGCGTGTTGCGCTGGCGTCCGAGAACTTCTCGGGGAACCGCTTCTGCACTTCTGCGTCAAGCTTCTGGTAATAAAGCTCGGAATCAGTGCGGGGGTCCACGCCTTTGCTGACCAAATCTTCGTGCACTCCGAACGCGAAGGCGGTCATCGCTTTATCTTTTTGGAACCAAGCGTCGTTCCTTGCAGCCCATTCCTTCGCCCGTTGGTCGGGGGCAGGACGTGCCGATTGCTGCTGTTGTACCACAGGCTGCTGCGGTTGTGCAATAGGCTGCGAATTTTTTTGTTCTTCGGCACGTTCTTTCCGGGCGACAAGCCGGCCCAGCTTCATCTGCGCCTCGGCCATTGCCTCGGTGTCGTAGGTGTTCGCCGCTTCGACGTACTCCTTGCGTGCCGAAGCAATGTCGGCGTCCAGCTTCTCCAGCGTGACCGTCTGCGTAGCCTCGGTCAGTTTCTGGGCGTGCGCTTCCAAGTTCTTCTGGCGTGCCAGAACCTGCTGCGCAAAAGCAACCGCTTCGTCGCGTTCACGCTGCGCCTGCTCTTTCTCGCGCCGCTCGTCGTGCCGTGCGTGCGTCAGCTTGTCCAGCCGCTTGCGCACCCCTTCAGAGTACGACGCCAGTTCTTCCTCGGTAGGCTCCGGGTTGTCGTCGGCGGGCAGGGGCTTGGCAGTGCGGTCAGCCGGCGCTACGCGGGCGTCCGGAACTTCCTCAACCTCAATGTCGTCCTTGGCGCCGCCGCGCGCCAGCAGGGCTGCTGCGGCCTTCTCGTCGATGTTGTCAAGATCGACAGTCGACTCGATGTCAAACTCGCTGTTGGTGGTGCCCATCTCAACCCCCCACTCGCTTGATGCCGCGAGGATCGCCGACGACGGCTTCGATGCTGTCGTCATTCACCAGACGCATTTCCTTGCCATGCACGACGATGCGAACGCCGCCATACGGGCGGATGATCACGAAGTCACCTTCCTTGCACCAAGGGCCGCACGGGAACTTCTGCTGATCTTTGTAGCAGTCCGGCCCCATCTTGGCGACAAACGCCACCACCGACGCAACCTCGTCGGCGTACCGCGTCGTATCGGCCTTCACGATGCCAGACTCGTACTTGTCGCCCTGCTCGGGCAAAATGAGCAGCATCTTGTAGCCGACAGGCGTCGGCAGCTGCTTGCCGCGTTCTTCAACCGGAGTTTCTGGTGCCGGGTCCGATGCGATACCGAGCGACGCTTTCACGCCTTCCGGCAACAGGATTCCTACGGGGTTATTTGTCACTTGCTTGCTCCATGAGGGTGATAAGTTCTTTGTGTCGTTCCAACGCGTACATCAAGCCATCCCGTCGACCGACGAGACGCTTGTATTCGGCGAAATCACCGACATTCCCTCGCAGGATTGTCTGATCCATCACCTGAATCTGTTCAACGAGTTCTGCCTGATACCGGTTGTTAAACCCAGCAAATTCGCTCATTTCTTGTCCTTAGAAGGGGTTTTTGCCGGTTGTTTGGCTTCTTTCTGTGCCTGCTTGGCCTCACGCTCCGCGCGCTGCGCTGCCAGCTGCATCTGATGGGCCTGCGCGCGCTCCGCGCGTGACTCTTGGCCGCGTGTCTGGGCTGCCTTCACCGCCAGGGCCTGCTGGTGGGCTTCGGCGGCGCGCTGCTCCTGTCCTGCCGCCTGCTGCGCCTGCAACCCCTGCTGCATCTGTGCCTGCCGCTCCTGCCGCTGCTGGGCCTGCTCATTGTGCTGCAGCTTCTGCTGCGACTCGGCCTGCTTGGCCTGCGCTTCGACGATCTTAGCGGGGTCGTTCTGCGGGCCTTGCGGTGTCAGCTTGCCTTCCGCCGCCGCGATCTGTTCCTCCAGCGTCTGTGCCCGTTCCTTGACCTTGACCTCGCGATCCTTGAGCCCCAGTTCTTGCTGCTGCATCTGCACCAGCGGGTCCTGTGCCTGCATCTGCGCCTGGGCTTGTGCCTGCTCGTTCTTGTTCTGGGCGGCAACCTGCTGCGCGGCCTGTGCCAACAGGCTTGCCAGCGCGTACTCGGCTGCCGGCTCCATCGGCATGTTCGGGTCCGGCAAGTCGGTGCCCATCGCCTGCTGAATCTGCGCGCGGTATGCGTAGGCCGCGTGCTCAGCGATGTGCGCCTGCATGGCGTTGAACATCACCTGGGCGTTGGGGTTCTGCCCCAACAGCATGCCCACCTTCGGGTCGTTCATGAACGACTGGTGCACCATGATGTGCGCCGTGTGGTCCTGCTGGATGAACGACTTCACCGGCTTGCTCATGAGGATCGCCATATTCTCGGCAACCGGGTCGCGAGGCGACATGTCTTCCGGCATAGGCACGATCTTGGCGATGTTCTTCAGCCCCAGCGTCTGCAGCATCTCACGGTGCAGGAACGCTTGGTCGTACAGCTGCGGCGCCTTGCCCGCCAAGTCGAAGGCCGCTTGGAACTGCGCGATGCGCACACCCATTGTGGTTGCGTTCGGGTCGCTGACAGGAATGATGTCCGCCAAGTCATAGTCGGCATCCTTTGTCATCTTGTCCGGATCGGCTTCGTATGGGTACGCGCGCTCGCCGTTGTTCTTGACCAACTCCTTGATCAGCTTGAACTCGATACGCATGGCCGCGTGCACGCGCGACTGCACCGCCGAGAGAGTCTTCAGCTGGCGCTCAATCAGCGCCAGGGTTGTACCCACGGGGGCGTTCTGGTTCGCGTCGCTGAAGGAAGCGTCCGAGATGTTGGCTGCCTTGCGCCCATCCTCAACGACACTCTGCAACAGGTTGAACAGCGTGGCCGACGGCTCCTTGTAGGGGAGCGTCATGATGTTGTCCTTTAGCACGCCGCTCGGGACATCGACATCCTTGAACTCGCCCGGCTGGTGCGGCGACTGGTCGTCCTTGACCCGCATGCCGCGTGTCTTGAACCCGCCCGGCAGGTTTGACAGCGTGCCGGCGTCGATCAGCTGGCGCAGCAACGAAGTGCCTGCGTTTGCGTGCCCGCCCACCAAGTGGATCAGGCCGAAGCCGTAGAACCCGAACCCCGTGATGTATGTGTAGTGGACGAAGTGCTGCTGCTTGATCTTCTTCTCGTCGTCCTTCTTCCAGTTGCGGCGGATCGCCATCAACTTGTTTGTTGACCGGTTGATTGTGACGACGTAAGGCCAAGCGTATGCCTGTTCCTCTTCTTCATTCTCGATGGTCAAATCGACCAGCATCTCCAGCAAGTCGTACATGCTGGAGTTGGCCCCGTCTTCACCGGTCAGCTTGTCCTTGGCTTCTTTCGTCTCGTCGCGCTCATTGAACGGCTCACCGATGTCTTCATCGACATACACGCCGCTGGCGATCATCCGCTCGATCCAGTTCTTGGACCTGTGCATGACGTGCGTGATCCGTTCGGCGTCATGCATGTCAGCAGCGCCGTAGTTCACCACCACGTCGTCAGCAGGCACGAACATCGCAGCTTGTCGCCCGCGCGACGCGTCCTGATACACCTTCTTGAATGCAGACCCGGCAATCGGCAGGTTCCACAGCACGCGCTCGTGCTCAACGCGGTACTCTGGCATTTCCTCGGTCAGGCGCCAGTTCATGTCGTCCTTGACACGCTCTGCCGCCGCTGTGCGCTCACTGGTCTGCTTGCCGATGACCTGGGTCTTCACCGGGCCATGCGCCGGGAATGTCTCGGTGATGGCTTCGGATTGGAACCGCACCACCGCCTCGGTCAGCAGCGGGTGCACAACACCACTGGCGCCTTCAAACGGCTCCGTCCGCTTCTCAATACGCAAGCCCAGTAATTCCAGGCCCTTACGGTATGTGTCGTACCACGGGTCGCGTGACCGCTTATCTTCTTCGTACAGCGTAATCAGGTCGCTGCACTCGGCTTCAATCTCGCGACGCTTTTCCTTGTCCTTGAAGATAGTTTCCAGCAGGTTCGCACCGTGGTCATCTTCTTCGTCTTCGCCAATCTCAACGACAAGCGCTACCGGTTCATCGCCTTCAATCTCAACGTCGATTTCCGGATCGGCACCGTTGATGATGTCTGAAATCTGCCCCTGATAAGCGCCTTCCGTGATGGCGCCGTTACCCGGCATGCTTTTCTCAATCATGGCGATTCCTAGTAGTAGACCGCTTTACGCGGCCTGAAATTTGGTTGGTCATCGTCCCGCTCGTCCGTTGGCAAAACGATGAATCCGCCCGAGCGAAAACGCATCAGGGCCATAGTAACCGTGTCCACAAGGTCGTCGTTCTTCCCAGAGGGAAAGTCGTTGCACTGCTCGATAACCTCTTCGGACCATTTGTATTCCGGCGCCCATACTAACCCAGACCGCACGATGTCCGCAACTGAGTTGACCCGGGCATATTTCGTGTTCGCGCTGCTGGCGGTGCCGCGCGACGGGGTGTACTCCTGAATCGGGATACCCATGCGCCGCAACTCCTGCGCCAGCGCGGCCCCGTTCGACTTCTTTTCAATGATGAAGCAGTCGGGTTCCCACGTCTTGTATTCCCGCATCGCCAAGTCTTTTAGCGCGGGAAACTCCATGCGTTTGTTGATGGCATTCAGCAGTATGATCGCGGCAACCTTCTTACCGTCGTCATTATCTCGGTAGAACACGCCCCACGTCGTCAACGCAGTAAAGTCACTGCGTTTATTGGCTTCTTGGGCCGCATCCAGCGCCATGATGATGTAATCGCACTCGGGCGGGTCTTCCCGCGTCCAAATCTGCCACCATTCCTTCTTGATCAGCGCCCCTTGCTGGCTTGTGGGGGACTGTTGGTACTGCGCCTGCCACTGAAATGAAGGCATTGACGCCCTGGTGCGCCGCAAAGCCTCCAAAGACCACTGATCGGGCCACAGGGACTTCTCATTGTCCGTGCCTTCGTTGATAATGGCCGGAAATTCAATGTATTCCCACTGATCGGACTCTTTGTTCTTGGCCGACTCGTCCAGTAACTGCCCAATCAGGTCGTTTTTGGCCCATCTCGTGTGCAAAACCACCACTCTACCGCCCGGCATCAACCGGGTCCGAGCGCCGTATGCGTACCACTCGTAAACTTTGTCGAAAACGTCGTAATTTCCGTTCAAGATGTCTTGTTCGGAGAAGGGATCATCGACGATCAAAAGGTCGGCACCTCGACCAGCTACTGCGCCCCCGACGCCACAGTTGTGCGTCAACACCCCGTCCGCAAAGAACGTGTGGTCCCCGTCAGTCAGAAAATTTACAAATTCTTCCAGTTCCTCAGAAACTATTTTCACGTTTCCGGCGTATCGTACTCCCACAAGTAGCCCAAGTAGCTGTTGCGCTCTTTCTCCAGCACGCGCCAAATAGCCTTTAGCGCGGCATCCGCCTTGGCCGAATTTACCGCCTTCGCCGCGTCGCTCAAACACCCGTACGAACAAACGTGTGCCCCATCCAAAGTCTTTTGGAGCACTATACGTTTCCAATTCTTCCTGCGCTGCCTCTGCGGATTCAATGCGTCCGCCCCAATACGAAGTCTGTACGCTATCGTTTCTGGCGTTATTCCTAGCGCTCGTGCGTGCTGCGCCATCGTTTGGCCCTCGATCAACACGTTCGTCCGACGGTTGTTTGCCTGTTGCTCCGGTGTCTCCCATCGGCAGTTCTCGGGGCTGTATGGGCCGTTGTTGTCCTTGCGCCCAACCGTGTGTGCCGGCGAAGGCGGGTTCCCCATATCCGCAACAAAATTGTCGAACTGCTGCCACCGTTCGCACAGAAAAATTCCCCGCCCTCCATAGTCGGAAAACTTCTCGTTGCGCGGATTTTCGCAACGCGACTTGATGTTGTACCAGCGCCGGTATGCGGGTGTGTTCCAAATAGCCATAGACCCTCCGAAAAAGAGCCTTCAGTCTATCCGAAAAACTCTCCGTGCGCAAGAGGTCGTCAGGAAGAATTTCTTTGGCGTACGCCCACCCCCGATTCATCGTCCAAATCGGGTGTTCCGCAGAACAGCGCAGCCCCGCCACGTCAAGCGTCAATGCATGCGCAGTTTTGTACACTTCCTTCACGCATACAGGGCTTCCTGCATTAAAAAGTATGTCGCCGATCTGCACATCGCCCGCTTTTTTGCGTCCTTTGGTGGTGCGCACGCTCGTATTTGGGCGAATGCACGCAAAAAACTCCCCTCCACTGCTAGTCATCCATCGCCCTGCTGACTTACTATCGGCAGCAAGCGCCACGCCCGGGAATATGGTCTTATATTGCGTGGTGTCGATCAGATTTCTTACTTTCTTGCCAAAATCTACGGCCAAATCTGCCGTATGCGAAGAAATTATTAGCTTCTGCTCTGGGAAATTACCCATGAACCAAGCAGGAAAGTACAGACTGAGCAGTAGCGACTTGCCAAAGCGAGGCGCAATCGCCGTTGCCAGCCTGTCCAACTCACCGCGCGCAGCCTTTTCAAGCTTCCCAGCCAGTATTTTGTGGTGTGCCCCGATCTTGTAGTCGGGATTTATGAACTTGACGAACGACAGCAGCGAACTTCGGCACTTTTTAGCCTGCTCGCGCTTCTCCCATTCATCTAAAAGATCAAGAACCTTCAGTTTCTCGTGCGTCGGCATCGACGGCACGGCAGCCCTTAACGCGGCTATTTTCTGCGGCGTCATTCCGTACCGTTTGCGTAGTGGTTCAGCAGGTTGTACATGGCACCCATCATCCGCAGCCGCGTGACGGGGCGCGACGAACCCGACCACATGCGTGTGCAATCATCCGCCTCAATACCCACGGCTGCAAACGCCACAATCTCGCCATTCTCCAACGCCGTTACCAGCGAGCGCGCGGCTTCTAGCGCATCCTCGCGTGACGGGTCGCGGTTGATTCTCAGGGGCGTTATTTTCTGGGTCACGAAGGCAGCCTCTTACCTTCTTCAAACTGTTCGCGCCCGTCCATGCTGTGATGGACATATATCTTCTCCTGTCCATACTCCCACCCGTCGTCCAGTGTGGGGTGGCACCAACAGTGCATGTCGATGTCGTGCTCACGGAAGTCAGCCAGGGGGACGATGTGCAGCGGCCAGGATGTTTTTGAGCCAGACATTTTTAACCCACGTCATCCACGTCCGAGTCGATCCGCTCCAGCAGCGGGGTATCTGGGTTGATTGTCAGGCGCTCCAGGCGCTTGTTTATCTCGGCCTGAATCTGCTCGTCACTCAGGTCACGAGTAACTACCTCGGTCCGTTGTGTGAATAGCGCAACCTCGGTCACGTCGCCCAGCAGCTTGAACGCCTTCAGGCGCACTTCCGGCTTTGAGTGTTTTGTTTCCTCAAGCAGACCCGCCACGATGTATGAGCGAATCTCCTGCGCCTTCTCGACAAACTGCCACTCGTACGCCGAGAGCATACCCACCACCTTCTGCACCGCCTCGGGCGTGCGAAGGGCGTTCACTTGTTTTTTGTCATCTTCCAGAGATACGGAAGGAGACGCCCCGGATACCAACCCGAAGGCATGTGCCGCTAGGGCTGCTTCGTAGGCCGGGTCAAGGGCAGCAGGCGCCTCGGCGCCCATGTCCCGCAGCCACTGCTCCGTGGATACTTTCCCGCTGAGTATGCGCTGGGGGTCCGCGATATCGTCCGGCACAAATGAAGAAGCCGCATCAACGTGCGGCTCGGGTGCAAGAGTGAGTAGATGGCCCAGCATGCGCCTATACTACACCGGTTTGGTTGGGGTGCGCCACTGCTCCGGTGGCGCTTCGGGGCGCACGTGATTACTCCGTGCGCCCTCTTTTTGCCTTACTCGGTGCGCCAGACGCCCAGAGCGTCCTTGCCGTTGTCGTCGGTGAACGCGCGGACGGCGAACTTGCCGGCGCCCGGGTTGCGCTTGGTGAACGCGCCGACGGCGCTGCGAACGGTGGCAGCCTTCACGCCGGGGTCGACGGTGAACATCTGGTCAACGTCCATCTGCAGGAACGGGTACTTGGAACCACTGCGACCAGCGGTACGCTTGGGGATGGGAACGCCGGATTGAATCTCGAAAGCCATGTATTGCTCCGTGGGGGTTGAGGGCGGCTGAATGCCGTGATTGGCAGTGTACTCGGTACATATTGTTGAGTCAACTGCAGGGTCTTGTATTTTGTGGGGCGTTGGACAGTCCGTTTTAGCTTTGTCTGGCGGCTCGGCTTTATGTCGCGTGCTGCCCAACGAGGTAGAGTTTAGCACGCACTTCCGTGCGTGAACAACTTCATCGGCAAACTTACTAACCATCCAGCGAATTTCGATGCGGCTGTATCCGCTGGCATACGCCCAAGACAGCGCCTTAAATCTGGGCGGCTGTGCTTCCCATTCCTGGGGGTGTAGTCTTGTCGCGTAGTTCATGAACTCGCCTTTAGCGCCCTGAACGCGGCCCGAAGATGCGCTTGTTTGCGGATATACGCGACCATTAGCCTTCGCACATCCCCCCGAGGGTTGTACATCCAGTCAAGGCAGATACGTTTTTGTTCGGTTGTCATGTTGTCTCTTTGCCATATATCCACCAATATACGTGCGGAACCAGCTGGGCGATTGGTATTTCTCATACTTGATCAGAAGCGCCTTCTGCAGCCAGTAGCGGCGCTGAAAGGAAATGGAGTTGCGATCAGACGACACGGTGAAAATCTCCTTCTATGCGCCCCTCTTGAACTGACATTGCGTAGATGTAGAACATCATGTCGTACCGGTAGCCTCCGTACGCAGCGACGAGGGCGGAACAACGGTAGGAACTAGAAACGTACGGTTTCATCTGATCCCCTCATTTCGCTGCGTTATCAGCATGCCTAAACATGCGGACTGGTGTGCCGATCCCATAGCGTATATCCACGTCAACGCGCCGCTTCTCCAGTACGCGGGTCGGGTAGCCGCGAGCGAGTTGAGATAAGGGCTTTCATGTGTGCTGTGGAACATAACCGTGCGTTCTGGTACGCCAGATACAGAAGATATAGTTTCCATAGTCGTATTGCTTCTACGTAAGATAGCATGGCTGGTTTTTACTCCGCATGTCGGCCAGCATACACAGCCACTTCTTGTGCGTCATGTTTGTCACGAAGCGTGTATTGTCGTGCTCGCTCAGCAGGTACAGCGCGATGATCTTGATGCGCTCGGTGGTCAGCTTGAAGTGGTCTGGGTAGGGGTGTTCAACCGCGCTCATTCTGACTCATTCTGACGCTGTACACCGTCAGGTGCGCACGCGCCTGCCTGTCGTAGCCCTTGTACGCATAGTACAGCGCGTAGTGGCGGTGGTTGCGGTTGATCTCTTTGAAGCGGGTTCTTTCGGTTTGGTCGAAGTAGGGTTTGTTGTTCATTTCATCCTCTCTTCCGCAAGCTGCCTCAACCAGTGTTTCTTTGAGTAGAAGCTCCGATACCTGTAGCAGCTAACCAGCGCATAGTACCTCAAGTGTTGGAGCCGGTTCATTTCACCCTCTCGTTGATCAGGATTCTTATGTGGATGCGGAATCTGTCGTCGGGCCATTCAGCGTACAGATTCAGTAGCGCGTACCTACGGGCTAGTCGACAGTGGGCTTCGTGCATTTCCGCTCCATACACATCTTCCGTAACCAACGCCGCGCAGATTCGGGCCAGTCATTGTATAGGAAATACAAGACGACGCCCTTGTAGCTTGTTACAATTGGGCTATGCATTTTTTTCGCGATATATTTTAGCGACTTTGCGCATGTACCACTCAAACGTACGCGGGTAGGGTTTGTACTTACACCGCAGGGCTTCGGTTTTGTGGTGCCTCGTTGTTACAAATGGTTCTTCGTTCATGCGGAATAGTGTGTATGCAAAGCCGCCTACGTGTCAAGTCCCTTGTGGGGGGTGGGGGTAGGTGGGGGTCGCAGGGTGTGCCGGGGCAGCCTCTCTACCCTGTCGTGGTAAAATAGATGTATCGGTTGGGGCTGTGCCAATCGACGGTGGAGAAAGATAGGTTGTCTATCTTTCACATCATCTACAGCATCAAAGGATCGATCATGTCTAAGCAACAACGCACCCTGTCTGCCATCGCTACTGCCCTCGTGTCTCTGGGCAACGTCGGTATCCAACAACGCATGGACCGTGCTGCACTCAAGGCGCAGGCCGCGACGCTGAGCGCTGCCGAGAAGGCCAAGGTAGACGAGGAAGTTGTCACGTACTACGCTGCCAAGTGTGGCGTGACTGTGCATGAGCGCAGCAAGGCCAGCAGCAAGGGCTACGGCATGCTGGTGCCTGACTTTGAACGTGTTGACAGCACCATCACGGACAAGCGGCAGAACGCGGCGAACACGGCCATCACCGAGTGCCGCAAGATTCTGTTCGCTGACGACACTGCCGCGACGCAAGCGCCGAAGCTGAGCGCCTTCGGCCGCGTCATCCAGATGGCCAACAAGCGCGCTGAGCAGGCTGAAAAGATCAGCGCCGGGGAGCGCCGCGAGATTCGTGCTGCGATGGCAGCCTTGGCTTCTCTGCTGGGTTGAGAAGAAAGATAGGCTGGCTATCTTTTCGGGCTGCGATCCTTCGCTGGCAACGCAGCTTCACCCGTTCTGCCTGTGTTCCCTTCACCGGGGGCACGGGCTTTGTTTTCTTAGGAGATTGAAATGATCCCTGGCCTCAGTTACGGTGCTCGCACCGGCAGCCTCGCCTACCCCCTGCGCCTGCGCTCAGTAGAGCGCGTGCATCAGCCCACGGCACGGGCCATCGTTGAACTGGTCCACCCAGGCCAGTTCCGCGTACTGCCTCCGAGCCCGCAAGCGCTCGCAGCCAAGGGCGAGATGATGGGCCTAATCAAGTACGCTGAGATGTGGCGTACGGTGTATTGGTGAGTGAGCTACTGGGCATCACGTGCCCAGTGTCGCGTTCATCAACGCGAAGATAGTCTGACTATCTTTTATTCTCAAGGAGTCATCATGTACGTCATCAACATGCGCATCAACCACGTCAACGTCACGCTCAAGTTCCGTCGTTCACAGCACGCCATCAAGCGCGCCCAGGAAATCGCGCTCAGTCAAGGCAAGGCAGGCGTCAAGGTCGTCAAGCAAGAGCGTCACGTGCGCAGCTACGACGGCATCATCATCGGCTGGCGCGGTGCCGAAAAGACCTACCTCATCGGCGCAACCGCTGGCTGCAAGCCGGCATAAAGATAGTCGCCTATCTTTCTTGAGGGGGCAAGAATCAACGCGAACACGACGATATGCACCAAGCTGGTGCATTTTGTTACATGTTCCCCATTCTTGCCCTCTTTCAAGCGCTGCCAAATTCTTTCAAGGCGCTCAACCCCCTTGATTCCAAAGGCATTTTCCGATTTCTTCTTCTTCTTCTTCTATCTATTCTATTCAGTAAAGTAGTAGCTAGGGGGATGCACTCTCATTCAGGTGGGAGAGAGTGTGGGGGGAGGGAAAAGGGGGGCTGACATTTTTT